TGCTGGGCCCGGCGGCGAGGTCTCTCCCGCACACGCACTCTCCCACACCCGCGCTCTCCCGCGCGGTCCGACTACTATCACGCAAAGCGTGCGCATGATACGCACGCAGGTGGAGAAAAATGAGGGCGAAAAAAAGCCCGCCGAAGCGGGCTGGAGGGGCGAGAAACTTTATTCGGTCACTTCTTTGAACCCATCGAGGGATTCAATCGCAAGGTCAACCATTGACGCGCTGAATTCAGACAATCCAAGTATGCGGGCTTGCGCGATGGCTTTGGATATTGTTTTGTCCAATTCTTCACGCGTGGTGCTGGAAACCTTACCGGCCTTGGCAGTGGCAGGGGTGGATTTTTTGGAGAATGGCAGTTTTTTGGTTTCGTCATTTTTCAATGATGGGGTGAATTCAACCCCATAATGCAAGGCGCGCATGGCACTCTGAGCATATTCGGTAAAGGTTTTCTTTTCCATCTGGCCAGTGGCGCAGGCATCAATGACAACTTGCGATTCGCGGATGGCTTTGCCCAAGGCTTTGACTGCCTTTTCATCTTTGCCAACTTGCACCAGCCAAGTATCCACAAAGCGTTGCATGGCAGTGCAAACCACAGTGGATAACTTGTCTTGGGCTTTGTCGAAAGATTTCCAGCCACCGATGATGGCTTTTGCGTGAGAATCGAAAGATGGGAGAACGATGACGTTTGTCATTTTGATTTCCTTGAGTTGCGTTGATAAAATGCCGGGTTGAAGTGATTTCCAAACCGACAAATGAACTGTAACGCAAAGCGCCCGGCTTGTCAAGTGGTTGTCTAGATGTTTGTCTAATGTTAGACCTTCAAAAAATCCCGCCCTGTTGACCCCACCGCACCCCGGGGCCCACTTATGGCTTTGGGACTCCGCCCGTCCGCTTACGCTGAGTGTTCCATCCGGCCCCACCACAAAAAACCATTCAACTGTACAAACATACAGTACATCATGTTTAAAAAATCCCAAAAAATATACATGACAAGTGCCTCATGTTTACAAAATGTACATGACCAGACCCCACCCCCCGTCTCCCAGAAACACCCCCCGTCACAAATTAAAAAGCCAGTCCGCAAAATAAAACACACCTGTGAAAAATTACACTATACTTACTGTGCTGCCGGGGGTGCACTAGCGAAGCACGGCCCGACAAGGGAAGGCGATCAGGTGCAAATCCTGAACGGCAGCTTAACCCCAGGAGTGCGATTTCCTCCATGTACACACCGGTCATCGATTACGACGTACCACTTGCAGACTATGCACCCACCTTCCAAGACTTGAGGGACCGGGTGGCTTCCGCCGTTGCGGCGCTGGAAGACTTGGACTACATGCCGGAGCCGACAGAAGAAGATCGACGGGTGAGCCGGGCAATTTTTGCTGGGGAGCAGGGAGCTTCGGACACAGACCTGTCCAGCCCCGGGGTAATCGTGCATGTGGCTGCATTACTCAATGAATATGACCGCACCGTGGTCAAAAGTGCTGCACAACTGCGAACCTACGTCACAAACAAGCTGATCTTGGAGTCCGACAACCAAGACCCACGCATCAGGATCAAGTCACTAGAGCTCCTGGGCAAGATTTCAGACGTCGGGTTGTTCACAGACAAGACAGAAATCACCATGCGGCACCGCCCCACCGAGGAATTGGAGCAAATGCTGCGCGAGAGGCTCACAAAAGTCATCGAAGGCGACGTTTTTGAGGTGTCCAACTCTGCAAATCTGGCCACCAAACCCAAAGTTGACGTGTCTGAGGTACTTGGCGAGTGATTACCGACGATGTGCTGACCCCGGAGCGAGTAAATCGCATCGTGAAGAGCTTGCCATCGGCGGAAGCGGCAGAATTGCTGGCTTTGATGGACGAATTGCAAGGGCGCAAGCGCATTGACATGTGCCGGATGGACTTTTTGGCGTTCATTGCGGCCATGGACCCCACCTACAAGTTCGGAGTCCACCTAAAACGGCTGGGAAACCTGCTGATGGACGTGGAGAAGAACATCAAAAACCGCATTGCGGTGTCGATGGCCCCCAGGATGGGCAAATCGCAGATGATTTCCATCTACTACCCGGCTTGGTACCTTGGTTTGCACCCCGATCACAAGGTAATTGTGGCCTCCCACACGGCGGATTTGGCTGTTGTGATGGCCAGAAAAGTGCGAAATCTCATCAATACGCCCGAATACAAGGCGATATTCCCAGAGACGGCGATCGCCGCAGATGCCAAAGCAGCGGCCCAATGGAACACCACAAAGGGCGGAGAGTACTTCGCAATCGGTGTGGGCGGCGCGTTGGCCGGTCGCGGGGCGCACTTAATCATTGCCGACGACCCGTTGTCGGAGCAAGACATCAAGGCAGGCAACACCTCATCGCTGGATTCGACCTATGAGTGGTTCTCGGCGGGCTTGCGCACTCGTCTAATGCCGGACGGGAAGATATGCGTGCTGCACACGCGCTGGCACCAGCGGGACTTGATTGGGCGACTGATAAAAGACTCTGCCATGAACGAGGGCGGGGACAAGTATGAGACGTTTGAGTTCCCTGCCATCCTCAATGAGAACACTGACAACGAGAAATCCATTTGGCCAGAGCAGTGGACGGTGGAAGCGTTGCAGCAGACCCGGGCGTCAATGCACCACATCATGTGGCAATGGTATGCACAGTACCAGCAGAACCCCACGGCGTCGGAAGCGGCCATCATCAAGCGGGAGTGGATCAAGTGGTGGACCAAGGATGACCCCCCTTCGGTTGATTTCATTGTGCAGTCCTACGATACGGCACTCACCACTAAGCAGCGGTCTGACTTCTCTGTGTGTCATACATGGGGCGTGTGGAAAAACGAAGAGGACGTTGACAACGTGATCTTGCTTAACCGGGTCAAGGGCAAGTACGAGTTCCCTGAGCTCAAAGTCATGGCCCACGAGCAGTTTAAAGATTGGGAGCCCGATAGCGTTATCGTGGAGGCCAAAGCGTCTGGCCAACCGCTCATTGACGAAATGCGGCGCTCGGGTATATTTGTGCAGGACTTCAGCCCTGGCAAGGGACAAGACAAGATTGCGCGGCTCAATGCTGTGGCAGATATGTTTGCCTCTGGTCAGGTATGGTTTCCTGAGACTGCGTGGGCAGCGTCAACCGTTGAGGAAATCTTGGCTTTCCCGGCGGGCGAAAACGACGACGAGGTAGACGCGATGACGCTGGCTTTGATGCGAATCAGAAAAGGCGGGTTGTTGCGGTTGCACACCGACCACGAGGATAATGAACCCTTCTACCGGGCCCGTCGGCCTGCGTACTACTAAGGATCAAACATGGAAAAAGGTTTATACGCAGCCCCACTGGGCCTTGACAGCATTGTTCCAAACGGAACGGGCGAGGATGCCCTGGAGATCGAGATTGAGGATCCCAAGTCAGTAACGATGAGCGACGGCAGCATGGAGATTACTCTGATGCCGGACGCCGCTACAGGCGAAGACTTTGATGCCAACTTGGCCGAAGAGATGGACGAGGGGGAGCTACAAAAAGTGGCAAGCGAACTACTGGAGTTAGTTGACGCTGACATCAATAGTCGCAAGGATTGGGTTGAGATGTACGTCAAGGGCCTGGAAGTCCTTGGCATGAAGTACGAAGAGCGCACTGAGCCTTGGACGGGCGCGTGCGGGGTGTACTCCACAGTGCTGACAGAAGCGGCAGTGCGTTTCCAGAGTGAAACCATCATCGAGACATTCCCCGCTGCCGGGCCCGTGAAGACAGAAATCGTCGGGGCCATCGACCGGTACAAGACTGAAGCCGCAGAGCGAGTTCGTGAGGACATGAACTACCAGTTGACCGAGGAGATGCCGGAGTATCGCCCTGAGCACGAGCGGCTGTTGTACTCCTTGGGGTTGGCTGGGTCCGCGTTTAAGAAGGTGTACTACGACCCGTCACTGCGCCGTCAAGTGGCAATTTTTATCCCGGCGGAAGACATCATCCTGCCGTACTCCGCGTCGAGCGCCCGCTCCTCAGAGCGGCTTACGCACACCATGCGCAAGACCAAGAACGAGGTTAAAAAGCT